CCTCCGACACCTGCGATATTAACCTCACCGCCGCAACCGGACAGAAAGTCACTGTCACTCTTGGAACTGCAACCGGACAGTTTTCTGATGATGGAAGTGGATCCATGACCCTTACCCTGAGCTAAACCATGCCGAAAATCGCCGCAGGAGCAACCAACAAAAACATCTCCCTTGCACCTAATGGCACCGGGAAAGTCGTTGTCGGGACAGGTGCCGCAGATGCAACCGTCCAGAGTGATGGAGACCACAACCTCATCCTCCAGACTGGCAACTCCACCACCTCCAAAATTGAGATCAATGACGGTGCAAATGGAGATGTTGCAATAACTCCAAATGGCACCGGGAATCTCACGATTGATAACATTGCAATCAGTGATAACGCCATCATCTCCACTGATACCAATGGAAACATCGACCTCACTCCAGACGGAACTGGAGAAGTCAACATCAGCAAAGTTGATATTGATGGAGGTGCAATCGATGGAACCGATGTCACTGTTGGATCTGGGAAAACGCTTGATGTGAGTGCAGGCACTCTCACCACTTCCACGACACAAAAACAGGCGATTGTTGATGGTGCGTCTATCGAGGGAGATGAGATTCTAGCGACAGGAGAAACAGGGACGTTTCTTGGTGCGGATGGAGATGATTCCAGTTCCTGGAAGTCGATTGCAGGAACGCTTCCGGCTCAAGCAGACAATGCAAATAAGATTCTAACCACGGATGCAACTGATGCATCCTGGACTGCAACCCGCAAATTGATTGCATCCACAGACGGCATTCAGCGATCCGATGCGACTGCGGTGCTTTCTGAGGATGGGAGCAATGTTGCGACGTTGGACAATGTGACGCTTGGGAGTTCTGCGGTGTTTCCTGCTGGTCATATTGTGCAAATTGTAGGGAATGAAGTCAATACGGTCACGACACCATCTGATGATGGTGCAGTCTCTATTGTATCTAAGGCAATCACAACTAAACGTGCTGGCAGTCATTTCCTCCTTTTGGGCCAGACTAATTTTGGACAATCAAGTGGGACACCTAATGTAAGAGCATATTTCCGCAGATGCCTTCCGGGTGTTGCATTTGCAAGTGGCAACGATTTAGGTGCTTTCACCGATGGAAACAGAGAAGGTGGGATTGGTGGCGCACAGCATTACAACTCATTAGAAGGGATGGCGAATATATCAATAGACTGGGTAGATTCTTCAGCATCTTATACTGTTGGTGATGTAATCACATATCATCTTGCGATCGGAGTTCGTGATACAGCTTGTGTTATAAATCGTATTGGTTCAACAGGTGATAATAATTTCGCCACACGCACATATACAACCATCAGAATTTTAGAAATTGGACAGTGAAAATGGATATTCATAATGCAATAGTTTCGCTAAGACCGAAATCCTCATTTGTCCAACGAGGGCCAGACTATTCCGGGCTGGAATGGGCAGATGGTAATTCGGAGGGAAAGCCAACTGAATCCGAAATCCTAGCAGAAATAGTACGGTTGCAAGAAGCAGAACCCATCCGACTTTTACGGATTGATCGGGATAAACTTCTAGCCTCCTCAGATTGGACAGGACTATCCGATGTTGATATGACAAGCGAAAAGTTGGCAGAGTGGAAGCTATACAGACAGAAGCTACGCGATTTGCCGAGTGGATTGGATACAGTGGGAAAAGTCAAAGCAGTCACCTGGCCTGAGAAGCCGGAGTGACCATCAAAACCCTTGAAACGGTGGATCAGGAGTTGTCCGAGGTGCAGCAGAAGCTCAATGATATGTTTGCACAACAGCAGCGCCTGATTGGATACCGCATCAGGATTCTGGAAGAGCAGCAGGAAACCGAGGTAATTAAAGAAGAAGATGCTTGAAAAGGTGTTTGTGCCAGTGGATCTCTCAGGATCTCTGGAGACAAAAACAGATCCGAAACTGGTGCTGCCGTCCAAACTCACTGCACTTGAGAATGGCGTGTTTACGGTTGGCAGTACAATCACGAAGCGTCAGGGATATTCCAAACTCTCGACTGCGGTGGCAGGTTCTGCAACCAACATCACATCAGGAGATGCGCTTGCAACCTTCCAGCAGGAACTTCTGCTCTTCTCCGGAAGCAAACTCTTCTCTTATGCAAATGGAATCTCCGAGTGGACGGATCGCGGAGACACCATCAGCGTCACGATTGATTCTGATTCAATAGTCAGGAATGACTATGAACAGTCAAATCCTGACATTGCCTATGGAAATGGACTGATTGTCATTGCATACGAAGACACCCAGGGAGGGATCCGTGCAACTGTTCTGGATTCAGTCTCCGGTGCAGTGATCTCCAGCAACTCAAGTATCAGTGCAACTGGAGTCCTGCCTCGTTGCCTCGAACTCGATGGACAGATTGCCATTGTGTATCAGGAAACCTCTGGAACAGATTCGATTGCAATCCGCATGATTGAACCTGATGATCCAACTGCATGGAAAACTGCTGTTACACTTGCAACCGATGCACATCTGACGGTCCCACATCTTGATGTCACAAAGTACAACCTTGCGGGAATCTGCACCTATGCAGACTCATCCAATACGATCAAGGTGTTGTACATCACCAGTGATGGCGAGGCGGGAGGACCAGCAAATGGATACCCGTCTCCACTGACTATATCCGCACAGGCAGAGGATGCACTAGGGATTCTCTACGATACCACCGGAGGAGACATCTACATTGCATATGCAAAAAGCACCTCCGGAACTGGACTCAAGATGGTGCGCTATGACACCAGTTTCTCATTGCAGGATACGGAGACCATCGAGGCAACTTCAACCGCAGTCAAGCATGTCACCTTGGCGCTCGATTCTGATTCAAATGTCATCATCATCTACGAGCTGAATGCAACGGCATCCTATGATCACTTAATCAAATCTGCACTCTACACGGTTTCAACGAGTGCGATGGCAGCCGCAGCAGTCCTGAAACGCTCGGTGGGTCTGGCATCAAAAGCATGGTTGTACAACTCCAAGGTGTATTTCGTCTCCTGTTTTGACTCTACTCTCCAGAGTACCTATTTCCTGCTGGATTCGACCGGGTTGATTGTTGCAAAACTACAGTCTGGAGTTGCAGGAGGGCTTCAATCCAAGAGTTCACTTTCACACCAGATTGCAGTGGATGCCGGGATATTTCAAGTCCCGGTGCAGGTGAAGACAAGGCTCGTATCACGAGACAACGATCTCTACTCCCTCAAGGGAGTTTCAAAGTCCTTGGTTAATTTCACCACGACGGCAAACTTTGACACAGAAGAACTTGGACAGTCTTTGTTAAGCGGAGGAGGATTTGTTTCAAACTACGATGGTTATACTGTCTCAGAACATGGCTTTCATTTATATGCGGAAAACGTGAGTGTTGCACTCGCCGCAGGAGGATCCCTCACGAGCGGTGGTTCCTATCAATACAAGGTGATTTACCAGCACACGGATGCACAAGGACAGATCTCCAGGTCTGCACCAAGTGTTGCGGTTACTGCATCTCCAACCGGAGGGAACCTGACTGCGACTCTGACCATTCCAACCTTGAGATTGACAACGCACACGAATGTTCTGTGTGAAGTGTATCGCACCAGCAATGGAGGCACCCTCTTTTTCCGTGTTGGCAATGTTGCAAACTCAACAAGTGCAGACACCGTTTCCTTCAGTGATGATGGAACCATCAATGATACCAATCTGGTTGCAAAGGAAAGTTTGTACACGAATGGAGACATTTTGGAGCATGTTTCTCCTCCTGCAACCTCTGTGATTGGTAGTTTTAATAACAGAATGTTCTGCGTCAGTTCCGAGAATCCAAAAACCATCTTCTATTCTCAGAAGCGCACCGCAGGAAATCCGATTGAGTTCAGTGATTTTCTGAAGATCACAATGAACCAGGCACAGGAGGTCACGGCAGTCCATGCACTTGATGAAAAGCTGATTATCTTTGAGCAGGATCGTATCTTTTATATCACAGGAGATGGCCCAAACAGTGCCGGAGAACAGAATAGTTTCTCGGAACCGCAACTTGTCACGTCTGATGTTGGATGCAGCAACACCCGCTCGATTGTTTTGATGCCGAATGGGTTGATGTTTATGTCCAACAAGGGCATCTACATGCTGGATCGTGGACTCTCCACGCACTATATCGGCGCACCAGTTGAAGCATACAACGCACTCACCGTCACAAGTGCAGTGTTACTCCAGGATCAGAACCAGGTGAGGTTCACATCAAGTGATGGAGTTGCACTTATTTATGATTACTTTTCAGACAAATGGAGTACGTTCTCAAATCACTCTGGAAATGGTGCAGTCACATGGCTAGCAACCGGAAAATACTGCTATCTTCGGGACACCGGAGGCGTTGTATTCCAGCAGTCTGATGGATACACCGATAATGGTGCCGCGATTCAGATGAAACTGAAAACTGCATGGATCAAACCAGAGTCAATTCAGGGATATCAGAGATGCAGACGTGCGCTGGTGCTTGGAGATTACAAAAGCAATCACACCCTTGAAGCCAGAGTCTCCTACGATTTCCGGGAATACTCCAATGAGTTGCACTCCTTCAACTTTAGAACGGCATCAGGACAGACAGAGTTCGGAGGTGATGCACTCTATGGAGACACAACGTATGGAGGATCCAGCGACGGTGTTTACCAGTTCCGGATGACACTCGCACACCAGAAATGTGACGCGGTTCGATTTGAGTTTGCAGATACTGTTTCCTCTGATCCTGGACAAGCCTACTCAATCTCCAACCTGATGCTTGAGATTGGACTTAAAACAACGCCAATGAAACTTCCTGCGATTAAATCAACATGACTCCAACGACATTTCCACAGATGCTGCCGACATCCGGCAACCGTCCTCCACTCTCAGAGGAGGAACTCCAACGCCTGGCAGCACTGCTCCAGCAACGTGGCGAAGGACTCGCGGCAATCAATCCTAGTGAAGCCTCTCTTCTGAAAGCACTAGGCGGATCCGGAGAACCGATTGCAGGAACCCAAGGTCTTGGAGTTGGACGTGGACCGATCAAGAGTTATTGGAATCCATTGAAGGATTTCAATGTGAGCGATACAACTAAATCCCTGATTAATCCAGCGCAGGCGCAGGCAGATGCTACTGAGCAGGTGCAAGAAAATGAGAAACTATTGCTGAAGCACAAGTTCAAAGACATAGAAGCAGATACCACCTGGGAGGATTGGAAAGCTGTTACTGCAAATGTTCAGGATATTTCAAACCTCACCGATCCGGAGATTGAGAAGGCATTTAGTGATGCATTGGCAAAGAAGATTGCGGAAGAATCCAGCAGGATCACAGGATGGATCAACAAGAAATTCCAGACAGGTGCATTTACGTCACTTGGACAACGCACGACGGATGAAACCGGAGGCGTAGTAGATGTGCTGCCAACCACATTTGAGGAGGCAGACGAAATTATGCTTGCCGAGTCTCCCAGAGTTTATGGGAGACTCAAGGAAGCACAACGTCGGGCAGTCTTCACGGAAGTACAAAAACTTAGGACTCGTCAGGAACGCTTCACCCTTGCAGAGGAGGATATTGCAAAGTATCAAACGGAGGCTCCAACACTGGCACCTGTTGCAGATGTTGGAGAAACTCAAATCACGGGTGAACTTGAAGGAGTCACGATTGGAGAGGTTGATCCTCTTGAGAGAACAGACATCGACTTGACTCCAGATTATGATCCAGAGTTTCTGGATCAGACTCGTGCAGGAGAAGCAGATCTAGTTCAGCTTCTCAAGGATCGAGTTGCTGGTGAAGCACCCTCTAAGGCAGAAATCCAGCACAGACAACAGACCGAGACGAATCTGAGGATGCTGCTAGGAGCCTCCTCTAACGCACAGGCAGATCCAGGACGACTCCGGCAGATTCAGAATCTCTGGAGAGATGTCCAGCAGATTGCAACTGGACAAGCAGCAGTATTGCGCTCACAGGAGCAGATTGATGCCGAAGGCAGACTTCTCCAGCTCTACCAGCAGCAAGGAACGAGGGAGGCATCCCTTGCACTTGCAAAACTCAGTGTAGAGAAAGAAAAAGCCTTTGCTCAAGGCAATCTGGATCAAGCGTCCAACATCGCACAGATGGAAGCAAACATCACCCGCGTCACCGCACAAGCATCCTCAGATCTTGTAAAGATGGAAGCATCGAAACAGATTATGATTCAGAATGGTCAGATGTCTATGGCTACCAAACTTGCAAATCTGGAGAAGTCCATTCTGATCTCTCAGACAAATGCTGAAGCAGCACTCAAAAGCAGATCTCTCGATAATGCACTTGCAATGGCAGCATTCCAAGGAGAGATGGCGCTGGAAGGACAAGCCGTCACTCTTGAACTTGCAGAAATGGATGTCCGTCTGCGGACAGAACTTGCAAAACTTGGGATTGATTCCGAGGAAAAACTTGCCGCACTTTCAAGAGCGCAACAGATGTCACTTGCAGAGATGAATGCACAAATTGCAAAAGAAGCCCAAGATTCTGCACAATCAAATGCAATCATTGGCGGCATTGCAACCATAGTTGCTGCATGGTTGATGATGCCAGTGTCAGACAGACGTGCAAAGAAGAAGATAAAACCTGCGAAAACCAAGGTGCAGGATTTCTTGGATTCCCTGAAGGCGTACTCCTACGAGTATAAAAAGCCGGACTCGCCTGGTGCAAGACATGGAGAAATGCTTGGCGTGATGGCACAAGATCTGGAGAAAACAACGCTCGGCAAGCAGTTTGTCCGAGATACTCCACACGGCAAGCTCGTGGACATGGGACAGGGACTCGCAGCAATCCTCGCGTCGCAGTCCTACCTTAACTCCCGCATGAAACGACTGGAGGCACGATGACGATGATAGTTCCTGTGACCGGCAAAACCGGCATAGAGATACTCCAAACACTAAACAGTGAACTCCCAGAGGGAACCAGGACCACACTTGCGGAGTTGGTGCAGATTGCAGGTGTTCCCTCCGCAAACGAACTTCCTAGCTTTTGGGCAATCGATAACGGTGTAATCACCGGCGCATCCGATAGCAGAGCGGATCTCATTCCTGTCTCTGAACCTGAACCTGCACCTGCGGAACCACTCACACTGGCACCACCTGAACCTGCTGCACTACAACCAATCACGCCAGCACCCGGAGAGGGAACACCAGTGCTGCCGGTCAATGTTCTGGCAGAGTTTCCTCCAGAGGTGCAGGCGGTCGCCACTGCTGGACTCGGAGGCACTACTGCTGCCACTGCTGCCACTCCAGTTCCAGCAGATCCAGTATTAGGAATTAAGAGAACGGATACATCTACTGCACCATCCGGATATATTCCAATTACAGAAACGACCACGACAACCAGCACCCAGGAGCAGGATCTCAAAAGGATGGAGGATCTCCTCTCAGAACAGTTGCGGATCTCCTCGGAACTCAGCACCCTCAACCTTGGAAAAACACAGGAGGAGACGACTGCCGCATTGGAGGCAATCTCTGGCATAAGAGCAAAGGAAGAAGAAGCAGCAACACAACGAGAGGAACGTCAGAAACTCCAGACTGCGCGGGAAGAGGAGGTGTTGGCACAGGTTGAGGCAGCAACCCTTGAGTATAAAAATGCAGAACTTGACACTGGAAGGATCTGGAAGAGGAAAGGCACTGGTTCCAGGATTCTTGCAGCAATCGCCGCAGGTCTTGGTGCGTATGCATCTGCAATGAGTGGCACAAAGAACTTCGCACTTGAGATCATCAACAATGCAATCAGTGATGATATTGACGCACAGAAATCAGAGATTGCACTGAAGGGTGGAGTGATCACGGAGCAGAGGAATCTCCTCAGTGATCTCATCAGGAAAGGAATGTCTGACACAGAAGCAGAAAATGCTGCAAGAGTGATCATGCTCTCGCAAGCACAGACGATGCTTCAGGAAAGGCTTGCAAAGATCAAGGTTGGATCTGTCAAACGTGAAGGAGAGTTGCTCCAGCAACAACTCAACAACGAAAAGAAGCTGAAGCTGGAGACTTTGCGGTTGAGTGTCACACCTAAAACAGTGGTAACCGTGAAGGAGACACAGAAAGCTGATCCTGCATTGACTCTCAAAACCAAGTTTGAACAGTCTAAAGCGTCTGCTCTCGGCAGGAAAGAGGGAGAGAAAGAGGCAGAAACAGCGTATGGATTGTCAGCTAAAGACAAGGCAGCAAGAACAGTCCCAGGATACATTGGACTTGCAAACACTGCGAAGCAGGCAGATCAGGCAATACAGGCAAATCAGGATATTATCAAACTGGAGCAGGCCTTGGATGAGTTGATTGCAATGAAACAAGAGTATGGATATGACAATCCCATGTATTCAGAAGCAAGAAACGCCGCAAAGACCAAAAGCATATTGATGGTCTCCATGCTGAAAGCAAAAGCATTCCTTGATCTTGGAGTGCTGCAAGAAGCAGATATGAAACTGCTGGAAAAAGCAGTGTCGATGGACCCACTGGGAGATTTCAGCACGGATCTGGTGCTGGCACAGTATGAGGCACTCAAGAAGTATGTGAAACTCGCAAGAGATGTCACCTTCCAATCGCTTGGACTGACACCGGAAACCGGAGTCCTCGTTGATGTCACGAAGGAAGACATCCGTGATCAGTTCCGGGCATCCTCGGCAGCATACAACTGATGCCGACCCTCCTCAATAAAACCACCGGGATTCTGGAGGATGTTCCATTCCAGGAGGTGAATCGAGCAATCACCTCTGGAGAGTATGGATTCCAGGCTGGTCCTCCTGTCCCACTTGAGAATCCAGCAGGTGAGGTGTACCTGATGCCTGCAAACAAGGCATCCGAGATCATCACCGATCACTCCTGGAAATTCCCATCACAAGAAAAAACCTCCCAGTTTTTCAACGCACTCCAGAAGGACATCTCCGCAGCAGATGAGGAGGCACGGCTCGAAGATGAGTATGGAGACGCACCAGTGCAAGCAGGATTGTTTGGTGCTGCACGAGGACTCTCACTTGGACTCTCTGATCCACTCTGGCGCTCCCTTGGAGTGAGTGCAGAACGTCTCCGGGAACTTGAGAAGCGTCAACCAGGACTCTCCACGACTGCCGAGGTCGCAGGTGCGTTGGTGCCTCTGCTCCTTCCGGAACCCGCGTCGAGTGCAGGCGCTGCTGCACGATTGGCACTCATTGCAGGACGAGGAGTCACAGGTGCGACTGCACAAACCGGAAGAGTTGCTGCAAAAGCACTCGGACGTAGGATTGCAGGAGAAGCAGGAAAGCGGACACTTGGACGTGCTGCTGCTCCACTCGCGCTAGGAGGCGCTGTTGAGGGCGCACTCTATGGAGTTGGAGAAACAATCTCTGAGGATGCCCTAGAAAACAAGGAGATGAGTGCAGAGGCATTCGTTGGAAATATTGGAGTTGGCATGCTCCTCGGAGGTGCCGGAGGCATGCTCCTCGGAGGAGGGTCTGAGATCGTCCAGCGTTCTGCGAGAAACCGGATGCTTCGGAACTTAACTAATGAAAGACAGGCACGGGATTTCAAGAGACTCACTCTGAAAAACGCACAGGCAGCAGGAGTGAGGGTCTCCGTGAATGATCATCGTCCACTTCCGAGGATTTTGAGTAGCGAGGACGTGACACGTTTTGCACCAAGAGATAAGAAAGGCAAGATCACACATGGAGGATTTGGACGTGCGATCAAGGAAAAGCTCGACGCAGGTGCATCCTCAACATGGGATTCTGTCAAAGGAGGTGCGGCATGGTTCACAGGTGCAGATAAAAAACTGATGGATGAGTTCTTCTCTGCGAACCCGGAAGCAGAAAAGCTGAGGAAATGGGCATTTGCGTCTGGATCCGAGAGGATGCAGTTGGCAGGACAGTTCCGCAAAGAAGTGGAACAGATGTACCGGCAGACCGACAGGATGGTGCAGCAACTCACAGGACCAGAGAAGTATGCACAGATCAGGAAGATGCTGGACGGTGAGGATGTCCAACCAGTGAAGCGTGCAGTTGAGGATATGATTTACAGATTCATCTCTGTCCTTGATGACATGAAATCACAGGGTGACATCTACATGTACAAGCCGGCGATTGCACGAATCGAGGGTGCCTTGTTTGGTGGCAAGGGATTTGGAGAGGGACTCATTGGACGAGTGGAAAAGGCACAATCTCCATTCCAGGTTTTCAAGGTGTTGGATCGAACAAAGAAGCAGATGATTGATCCACATCTCAAGTTTGGAAGAAATCTGCAACCAACCGAGGCAGAAACAATCAATAACTTGGCACGGAATATCCGTGATCCAATCCGTCGCATCCTGGAGAATGATCAGGTTTTTGGTCAGGCAGGAACATTGCAGAAGCGCATCAACCGTGCAGCATCTGATTATCTGGATTTCTTGGAGATGTTCCGGAAGAACTTCACCCTCAAACGCTACGTCAAGGGTCGTCCTGTTTATGATGTTGATGACAACAAGATTGTCTCCTTCCTGAATATGCGTGGACGCTTCCATGCAACCTCATCTCCTCGGAAACTCTCTGGTCCTGGAGGCATGAACGAGTTGTTTGAACAGCAGCAGAGAATAAGTGCAATCGCAGAAGGATTGGATCCACAGACTGAGCAGTTCCGGAGGGTTATCTCTGGTGACGTGGGAGGAGAGATGCAACAGATGGACGACATCATTGATTTCTTCACAGAACATGGCGCACTTCGTCAGAAATCATGGGATGAACTGGTGCTTGGAAAAGACCGGTTGATCATGCGTGAGGGTATGTCCGATCTCCAGAAATCCATTGATAAGATGTCAGGAAATCTTGCAGAGATGCAGGAGAATTGGGCTGCCTCGTTCAAGTTAAAGGACATGGCAGGCGGGAGTTACACACAGAAAGCAGTCAATGCAATCCAGAAACTCGATCAAGTCCGTGTGAAAACACTGGATAAGATGCGACGCTCAATCATCCGCATGATGCGTCCGGCAGGTGCAGCAGGAAAGGCGGCAGCACGAGGTGCAAAGATCGAAGGATCTGCAATGGAGGAGGGAGTCAAATTCGCGGAAGAAATCAAGGGTAGAAAACAAAAATCAAAGGAGAAGGAACAGGAGACCTTCAAACAGGAAACTGATGAAATCTCACAACTCGTGGGAGATCCGGAACTCCTCGTGGTGCGGATGGGAGATAGCCTTGAGGACATCAGCCTGGTTGCACCTGAGACTGCAATGGCGATCACCCAGACAAGCCAGCGTGCGATGCAGTATGCCTTTGACAACATCCCAACCTCGGCAGTGGGAGAAACGATTGTCGCTGATGATTACAAACCGAGCGCACAGGAACTCTATCGCTGGAGAACAGTGATGCGTGCAATCCAGAATCCACTTGTACTGACTGATCAGATTGCGTCCGGGTTTGTAATACCAAAAACCGTTGAGGCATTCGAGCAGGTGTATCCTGAGATGATGAATGAACTCAGGAAGATAACACTTGAGGAAGCCACGAGGCACCAGAAAATCTCGGTGAAACAGCAGATGCTGGTCTCACAGATCATGGGAGTCCAGGGCGCATATCGTCGCCTCACTCCTGGACTACAGCAGACCTTCCGGCAACCAGAGGGTCAGGGTCTCCAGAGACGCACAAATAAGGTGCAGGATCTGGACAGGTTGATCAAAACGCCAATGCAGGGAGTCGCATGAGAATAAACCTTATGGTGGTCCTCACTCTGTTGTGGTGCAGTACCACCTCCGTGAAC